TTTTGATAACGGTGCTATTGGTAAGTACGGCACGCTGTTCAATCGTATTGATCCAGCTACGGTGCTTGCATGGTTTCCACTTTATGATCAAGAAAGGCAAGTGGTAAGTGATGCAATCAATGAAAGTAAGAAGCAGCAGAACAACATCTACGAAATGTTTCAGCATCCGCAAATCATGGATGCGATGCAACAGGCAGCAGATAAGTTAAGCATCAAAGAAGAACCAGTGCGCGAAGTCAAAAGGGAAAATCCACCACCACTTGAAATTGCACTCATGCGCGAATACGATGCGCTGCCGCAGTGGGATAATAACATTTTCTTTCGGATGTACAAAAACAAGCCGTATCAGTTTACCGAATACAGGCAGGAACGTTACAAGGAACTAATCGAAAACCAAAATGAATACTGATATGCAGTACATGGATATCAAAGGTATCAATTACGATATTTATTTTAAGTGCCCAACATGTGATTGCAAAAGATTTCAAAGGCCAAGTTACTATTTGAAGCCATTGACATTTTTAGAAGGTGTATATGAATGCAGTAATTGTCAGGAAGAATTTTGCTACTACGATGATGCGTTTACATTGGTGCAAGCACAACTAACTTTATTTGATAAATGAAAAAACAAGGAAAAACGGAATCGCTCCTTAGTTATTTAACAAGGAATCCACCTAAAGAATATGGTAGCGAAAACCCAACTATTGAACAGCTTCATAATTTTTTTAAAGAAAGATGGAAACAAATGAAAAAAGGAGGTGACAAATGAAGCAATACGATAAGCAAAAAGAAACCGACCTGCTACGCAAACTATTCGTGCTAACCGCCAGGCGAAGCATGCGCCCTGCTATGACCGATAATCTCACAATGCGCCTTATCTTTGAGGAGTTACATTTGTTAACTGATAAAGATGAATATAAGTTATGACTATTGGTGAATTGTGGGATAAACTTGCGCAGTACCCGGACGATGTAGAAGTGTATATTGGTTTCATCAATGGGCATAGCATTGACCACGAATCTTTCGAAGTAATAGAAACAATCGACTTTAACGGTAAAACAACAATCAGTCTAATGATTGACGACATCGCAATAATCAACAATTAATACAATGAGCAACTATCAAATGCAAGAGGGACAGTTCACCCTATTCAAGAACAACAAGACAACCAACAACGCACCTGAATACACAGGTGAAATCATGGTGAATGGTAAGAAGATGCGACTGGCTGCATGGGTTAAAGAAGGAAAGAATGGTAAGTTCTTTTCAGGCAAGATGAGCGAGCCAATCGTAAAACGTGACGAACCACAAGACGATCCATCAGGTGACCTGCCATTCTAATGATCCTGCCTATCCTACCTGAAGACAAAGCTAACCATGCGCTGTATGGTGTTGCTATCTACGCTGCCGCTGCTTCGATATTCAGCGCACCATTCTCAATGATCGTGGTGTTTGCGTTCGCAGCTGGCAAAGAATTATTCGATTCGGTGCTGAAGGAAAAATCATTTAGCATGTTGGATATGATAGCCACGTTATGCGGTGGTTTGGTTGGAATGTACATCGGATTATTTACATGATTGAATACCTGCCTAAACAAAAGGAAGCATTGCGCGTGCTGGGTAACTCACACCCGGCACGTGTGGTGCTCTTCGGAGGAGGTGCAGGACCAGGCAAGTCTTTCATCGGATGCGCATGGCAAATAAGCCGCAGGTTTAAATATCCGGGCACACGTGGTTTGATAGGTCGAAGTAAACTTGACACGTTAAAGAAGACCACGCTAAAGACTTTTTTTGAGGTAGCCCATGTACTGCAGCTATTACCAAATGAGCATTACACAATCAACAATCAAACACACGTTATCACTTTTGCTAATGGTAGCGAAATAATCTTAAAGGATTTGTTCGCATACCCAAGTGATCCTGAATTTCACTCATTAGGCGGTTTGGAATTAACCGATGCGTATGTGGATGAAGCTGCGCAGGTAAGCAAACGTGCAATAGATATTTTGCAATCGCGCATACGTTATAAGCTTCGAGAATATAACCTGCCACCGAAGATGCTACTTACATGCAATCCGTCTAAAGGATGGCTTTATAATGATTTTTACGCACCATATAAGAGCGAAACACTACCTGAACATCTTGCTTTTATTCCATCATTAGCAACTGATAATGTGCATTTGCCCGATTCGTACATCGAAACGTTGGAACGTTTGCCCGAAATAGACAGGCGAAGACTATTGTATGGTGATTGGGAGTATGACGAAAGCGTAGATAACTTATACCAATACGATGATTTGGTGCGCTGCTTCCGGGAAGAAGAAGCAAAAGGTGAAAAGTACATTAGTGCGGATATTGCGCGATTAGGAAAAGACCGTAGTGTCATTTGCGTATGGCATGGATTGCACTTAATCGAGATTCATGAACTGCGAAAGCAACCAATCACAACAGTAGTCACTACCATTCGCCAGCTATGTGATAGACATAGCATCAAACTATCTAACGTGATCTGCGATGAAGATGGGGTTGGAGGGGGTGCGGTCGATGCGCTCCGTTGCAGGGGCTTCCTTAATGGTGGTCGTGCTAAGCAAGCAGATAAGTTTACCAATCAAAAAGCAGAATGTTACTTCAAGCTTGCAGAATTGATTGAGCAGAATAAAGTAATTTTTAAAGTGAATCAATTCAGGGATGTGATCGTGCAGGAACTGGATATGATACGTAGAAGGCAACCTGAAGCCGATGGCAAACTTGCTGTGATAAGCAAAGATGAAATAGCCCGGATGCATGGCAAGAGTCCTGACTACGCTGATGCTATCATGATGCGCATGTATTTCGAATTATTCCCGAACTACGGCAGCTATTCGTGGGCGTGAGGTGGTTACAATCTGTAACCGATTGAAGCTAACACATTGATTCTCAATCACACGTTTGTTAAAATTTGTTAAAACTGCATGCTGCCTATTGCGTGGGTAAAAAGTTACACTATCTTTGACCCATCAAACAACAATAAAAACACAAAGCAATGACACACACAATTCAAGTATCAAAAGGATTCGAAGTAACAGTAAACATTTATAATGACTGTGTAATTACTACAGTGAACTATTTCGGAAGTATTCGTAAAAATTCATATATGAATCTTCAAGATTTGATTAGCAATACTACCATATCTAAAGTAGCGGAATTTTTCAAATCAATATAATCAAACGAGGGGTGCGACTCACCAACGCGCATCTAAACTTAAAAACAAAACACATGAAAACAGCATCTAAAATCATTCGCTACATTATTGCAGCAGTTATCCTTTACGCAGTTCTAAGCTACTGCCAAGAAATCAATGATTGCCTAATGAAGTATTAATCTCAAATCAATAACAACATGAACTCATTTCACAAAGACAACTTAGAAGCCCTGCAGAAGTTTCAGCAGATGCTGAATGCAGAACCTGACCAAGCAGGTATCGAATCCACACCGGATAAGAAAGCACGCACGCTGGTTATTAGCCACGTTGAAACCACATTAGATGAACTGTTCTTCGGACATTGGAGAACAGAGAATTTCAAGTGGGCAGTATTAGCCAACGAAGTACAAGCATCGATTGACCTTGTAGTGATACACCCGATAAGTGGTTACGAAATACGCAGAGTAGGCGCAGCTTCAGTTATCATTATGGTAGATCGCGTGCCCGATGGTGTAACCGGTACTGAACGCAATAGATGGGCATTAAACCCCGATAATAAAAAAGCGAATGCTATGGACCTTGCATTTGGTAAACTCAAAGCAGAGTGCCTTAAAAACGCTGCACTGTCATTAGGTAAGGTATTCGGGCGTGACGTTAATCGCGTGAATAAAGATACGTACAAGCCATTCAAATTGAAAGGTGCGCTTGGTCGTGGGCACGAACAGGATGTAGCGTATGTGCGTGAACTAATCCAGCAGGCAACCGACCTAATGCAGCTTCACAAAATTTTTAAAGCATGCAGTCCTGAAGTATTAGCCGAAGTAGCAGATGAACTAAATGCCAAGAAAGAGCAGTACGGTATTACCGAATAAATGTTAAAAATGATGGCAGGTGGTTACAGATTGTAACTATCTGCTATTTTTACCCCATCAATCAATAACAACATGAACAACACACTATTTAGAGCATCGCAGCTGGGTAAGCTAATGACCGATGCACGCACGAAATCAGGTTTATCCGAAACGACTAAGAGCGCATTGCTGGAAGTCTATGTGCAGCAGAAGTACAACCGGTACAAAGAAATCAGCAACAAGTACATCGAGAAAGGTTTAGCTGTTGAAAATGATGCTATCGATATGTGGCGCAGGCATCGTGGTGAAATCGTATTCAAGAACGAAGAAATGTTTACCAATGATTTCATCAAAGGCACGCCAGATTTGCTGATTAAAGATGAAGCAGGTGCAGTAATCAATGTGCCCGATATCAAATCTTCATGGGACATCCACACCTTTATGGATGCAAAGACCAGCGATATCAGCAAAGACTACTACTGGCAAGGTCAAGCCTACTGCTGGTTAACAGGTGCACCACGCGCTACCTTCTGCTATGTGTTAGTTAGCGCACCTATCGAAATGATTAACGATGAAAAGTACAGACTATCGCGCAGGCTTAATCTTATTGATCCACAAGGCGACCCTACATTCATTAAGAAAGCAAAGAGCATTGAACGCAACATGATATACGACATGCCACGTTTCATGCGCGAATACCCGGATGCAAACCTTGAAACGCCACAGGACGAATGGGCGTTTGATATACCCATCGCTGAACGCATCCATGAAAAGGTTGTGGAGTTTGATGCGGATGCTATCGCAAAGCTTCAAGAACGTGTACCCATGTGGCGTGAATACTTAAATACTTTATAACTATGAAGGTAAAAAAAGCAACAGACTATCTCATTCCATTAATCTATAATTGGCATAAGATGGGTAAGGTTTACTTAACGATTGAGGATTTAAGTAGTTTGTTAGATTATGCCCAAACCTTAGAACAAATGACAATAGAAGAATCCTTCCGTGATGGCGTTGGACTTTCTAAATGCATGTCATCAAAAGAATATTTCAATTCTTTTTATAAAACCAAATCAGCGTGTCAATATTTTATAGAACAAAACAATGAGCAAAGAAACAGCACTACAAATAGCAATGAGAATAATGCATAGATACGCTAACTCATTGTTTGATGAACATACCCAGCGCGGCAGGCAGTTCATGCAGGAAATGACAATACATTAGGATAATGGAACCAACAGCTACCAATCGATTTAGATATCTTATGTGGCTCTTTGTAATCATTGCAGTATTAATTGCAATAGCCATGTACAACCAAAATATCATTAATTAAAACAAACAATGAGCAAAGAAACAGCACTACAAATAGCAATGAGAATAATGCATAGATACGCTAACTCATTGTTTGATGAACATACCCAACGAGGTAGGCAGTTCATGCAGGAAATGACTGAATGTTTAGAGCAGGAACGGAAACAGATTATTGACGCTTACGAATACGGTTATGTTGATGGTGATATAGATAATGGTAATTCAGGTGAAGATTATTACATACAAGAATATAAAGCAGATAACGAATGACCACCGAACAACTCAAAGACCACGTGCGCAATTCAATGCAGCACTACTACAACAAGGAACAAGTAATCGAATTAATCAATAAACTAAACAATGAAAGCAAAAGACAAAGCATGGCAACTGTACTCGAACTATTTTGATATAGTCGAAGCTGGTGATCAACATGGTGATTTAGCATTGATGCACATGCGTGCCATTAACGCTGCGCTGTATTGCGTGGATGAAGCCTTGAAAAATGCACCTGATGACATCGTGAATGATTTTGAAGGAACCGGTGAGTATTATTCAGTAAAAGCATATTACCACCATGTCAAAAATGAAATACTTAAAATGAATGGGAGCAAAGAAAATGCGCTCAATAGACGAGCTGAAGATAGAGCGAACTAACCTTTTGCAGATGTTTGTCACAGCTAAGACACGCTATGTAAAAGACAATTTATTTAAGAAAATCAAATCAGTAAACAAGGAACTATACACACTAACAAAAGAAACAAAATGGTTATGATACCAGCAATAATTTTAGCAATCCCACTATGGGTAATCGCACTTGCCTTGCGCGACCTTTACAAACAAATCAAACAAATCGAACAACAAGATGAAACAGGAAGATAAAAAAGAAACGGCAATGCGCAGATTAAGCAAAGCCCTACGCAAAAGATTTCAAGGTCCATCGGTAAACATATCATGGATAGAACTTGATGCGTTTATGATGAAGGCACAAACATGGGAACTTGAAAATATATTGAATGCCTATAGTGAAGGATATAGCGATAGTAAAAATGGATTACCAAATAAAGCATAAAATGAAAGCAACACTAACGTTTAATCTACCCGAAGAACGTGTGGAATATGAGTACACCCTTAACGCTGCCCGGTATAAGGATGCGCTTAAAGACATCATGGATTTTATACGCAGAGAATATCGAGGGGGTGAACACAATAATGAAACGGCCGAAAGACTTGTTTATCTAATTGATACATTTACTGAAATCACAGAAGGGCTGCTGGATGAATAGGTTTCTAATTCTTAGTAGTGGGCGCATCATTGCTGCACCTTGCGATAGCCCTGCTTCCAAAGAAAGCGACCTAAAGCTTCGCCTTCAGCATCCACCTTTTCCTCACTCCATTCCGGCTGGATGTGATGCAGATATTCATGAATGAGAACAATCATGTAACGCATAGGCGGTAACGTTGGATCTATCTCAATAACATTATCGCAGTAAAGTCCATCAGCCTTTTCCCTGCCCAACTTTCGATGGATAACTTTTGGATGTTGCTTGCGTTTCATTCTATCTTTGCGAGATTAGTGTGCAATTGCTAATTTGTTTTTGTTATTTGATTGGACAATGCCCTGCAACGGTGGGGCATTTTTCATTTAACGAATCTTGCCATTAACAATACGGTAGTTACTCACTTCAAATTCGCCTGAATCTAATACCTTCACATGCGCAAATCCATGATGGTGCTTGTTGATGGGCATGTAGTCGGGATGTAATTCACACAAACAGGCAACACTCCAACACGTTGTTATCTTACCATTGATGTTTGGCTCTGTGTGTTCGCTTGCCTGGTGGTGATGTCCACACAATGCGCTGTCTTTTGCGCGAAGGAATAGACCGCGTGCGATGTTCACCGGGCTGAATACAGATGCGCCCAATTCATGACCATGTAAAATCGTAAGCTTACCTGCATGAATAATCTGCTTATCCGGTATAAAAGTGATATTGTATTTATCCAAGTGCATCAATGATTCAAAGTTGAACTCATCCATGCCCAAAAGGTCCGGTGCATTGCGCATGATGTAGTGATCATAGCGCACATCATGATTACCACACTTGTAATAAATAGCTGCATTTGGGAAAAGCTTGCGCAAAGTGCCTAAGAATTGACGGGTCATTAGCACTTCATGCCCAAAGTTTCTTTTGCGTGGATCCTTCTCAAAACGACTGATTGCATAGAAGTCGATTATGTCACCATTGAGCAGAATCGTATTAACGTCATTATCTAAACCATACTTGAGTGCCAGCGTTAAAGCTTGAATGTTGTGATAAGGCACGTGAATATCCGACAGCAGCAGGATATTGTTGTGATTTATCGGTAACTTGAAAGGTTTATAGTTGGCTTCCTGTGAAGGTGGCAGGTCAAGTGGATTCGCTTCTTGTGGAATCAACTCATTCATCATGTTGGTGAAGTCACCTAAATGATTATCTAACTTGTTCAGCTGGCTAACAGGTGCAGGCTGCTTTGTGTCCTGCTTTACTACCCACCTACGATAGGTTTTTTCTAATGAATCAAGTGTGATATCGAGTTTATATTTTGCAATTACCGCGCGAACGCGATGGGCAATATATCCTGTTCCATCATGTATCTCACGATGGTACTTTTCACGATCTATGTTATTCATGCGAGTTGTTATTTAGCCTTCAAATAGCCATTCAATTCAGCCAATGATGTGCTGATTTGCGCTATATGTGATTGAATCGAATCAATCTTCCCTTCCAGCTTTGCATTCTTTGAATTCAACTCAGTCTTTTGTTCTTTGATTGCATCATTAATCATTTCAATTTCTCTTTTGTGGAACGTTTCAATACTGGCAACATGACCAGCTACCTTGTCAACACTGCGCTTTAGAGCGAAATAAAGTGATGCGAGTGATACACTTGCACCTATTAAAGTAATCAAATCGCGTAATTCAAATTCCATAGCTATAGGATTGCAAAATATATAGTAGAAAAAGCAAGCCCTGTGATACCTAATGTGAGCGCGGTGTTAGTAATTATTAACCGTCTATTCTTCTTTTTTAATTCGGCTATTTCATTATTTTTTTCAACTGCAATCGCCTTTTCGATACTCTGTTTATTCTTATAGATTTCGGCTAATGTTTCATAACTCGTTGCCTGAATGCCTGTAATCTTTGCGTAGTATGTAACCTTTAACCGTTCCATTTGATACAGCGAATCAATTTGCATTGCCGTATCATACCAATACAACATGCTATTGAAGTTGAGATTGAAAAGCTGCCTGTCGTAGGTTGTAAGTTCGGGTGTAAAACCCTGCTTTGAGAAGTGAGTCGGACTTTTTGAGGGTTGACCGAAACTTGACATCGTTATCAGTAGCAGAAGCAGAGAGAATATTATAGGTTTCATTGCGGTAGATTTCATTAGTGATTTGTTGCTTTGTAATGATGGTATCCTGTTCGACCTGTAGCGAATCAATTTTTAAGAATAGACTATCCGTTTTTGCGTTATTTATTTCAATGATTTGATACAGCGAATCATTGATGTCTTGTAACCTTTTTATAGCTGGATTTGTTACGGGCTTATTGCATGAACGCACGCTGAAAATAACTACCAGCGTGACAATCACAACACCCAATCCGATTAAGAGCTTTGTCCTTTTCCCCATCGCGTGATGTGTAAATTTTTGGTTAGTGGGCGTATTTTGTAATACACTCCATCACGTGACCGACTGTCACGCATTCCTTGATCATTGGTGTTACCTTCAATGGTGCGCACTGAATACTTGCCTACCCTGTCTACGATGCCAGTGTGACCAATGCCTTTGTAACGTTGTTTCCGAAAGCTTGCATAACTCAAAGTCATGATGAGCACATCGTCATCATTAAACGTTTTTACAAATTTGCCATCGGTGAATATCACATCGCGCTTGTTGTATGCAGTCGGTGACCAACCTGTGATACTATTCGGTATGCCGCATTCGTTAAGCATAGCCATGACAAAGAAACTGCACCACGCATAACCGGGCAACCATCCTTCCTGCTTCATCAATACCTGCAACGCGGCATCATTGAAACCTTTATTGTTACCTCCTTTTTCTTTTACACCGACGAATGATGCAGCTGTAGTCCTTACGCAGTAGCCGTCATCAGCATGCGTAAAATAAACAGGAATGCAGCAAAGTAGAACGCATATAAGAGCAGGTATAAGACAACCTTTTGCCATGTGGTGAGATAGGTGTTTAGTTCATACTTAATTTCTTTGCTATACACTTCGCGCTGTAGTGCCCTAAAATTGAAACGAATTCCCAAAAAGGTAACGAAGTTAGCAAACACCATGATGAGTGAAGCCAGCACGATGTATTGCACGTATTCGGTACTTATCAAAGCATCGCCAAAGTATTCGCTGCTCAATGCACCTGCAATCAGGAACACTGCAAACGCAATCGGTATTGACCACAAGCCATCGAACAGCTGAAGGTTGTATCGAATGAACTTGTAAGTATTACTTGACGGTTCACTTTTTGGTTTTGTCTGCTTCTTTGTGGACATTGCTTCGTAGTTTAAGTGACAGTTCACGCTCGTATTTGCGTAAACGTTCGGTGTATTCCTGCTTCAATGTTTTTTTATCACTCATGGTATGCGATTAATGATGTTACGTGAGTAAGTAGGGCGAAAGCTGGTTGCAGTATTGCCCGATGAGAACTGATAATTAAGCGTATTAGTCACGTCTGTACGTGGTGAACGATCAGGCCATGTGGCTGTTGAGTATTCAGGGAACAAACTTGAGTTAGCACACAAGTAATCCACTAACAAAGTGGTGTAATGCTCCGCGTTTTGACGTGCCCGGTCAATCATATCTTTCATGACCACATCGGAAACAGGCACGGTGTCTTCACTTTGACGTTGTACAAGCGTGCCATTATCCATGCGATAGCACAGGTTAGGTGTAACATCCACCATAACCCACCAAAGCAGCATCTTTTGGATGTAATCTTCAAGCAATGTTTCGTAGTTACCGCTAATTGTACCTGCAGCAACATCTGCTTTTATCTTATTCAACAAGTCGGTTCCCAAAAATGGAAGCAGCCATTTGTCCTGTGCCAAATAGATGGATGGGTAAAGAAGATTTGGATCTAAACTGCCATTGACAGTTGTGTACTTCTTGACGTAGTTTTCGGATATAAGTAATACTTCAGCCATAGTTTTAATTATTGATTGCCGTAAATAGGATTTGTTGGAAGGAAGCCGCGATGTGGCATGTCTTCAGGAAGTTGTGCAACGTATTTAGGATTTCGCACTTTATAGCCCATGCGTTCAGCCATGCTTACTGCGATACGTTGCGCATCAGGGTCATTAGGATTAATCTTCGCTCCTTTAGCATCAACGAACACCCTTTTTTCGAAGAAATGTTTGCAATTTCCTCCGCCCTTAAACCTTTTAATGTCGTAAAAATCAGAGCCATTAGGGCCCCATCCAGGATTCACATCGATGAATTCCATTGCTTCAATGTCTTCCATGCGGTAGAGCTTACCTGCTTCAAGCATCTTGCGGCAGAATGGGCGCATATTATCATGCCTAAAGTCACCTGCATAAACGTAACGAGTAATAAAGTATTTGCCATCGATAATAGCATCCTGCTCACTCTTTGCACCCGGTCGTGCCGCACCTGTGCGCACCGCAAACGCGTGTTCGATTTCGTCATCTGCATTATATGCATCGATTAGAATCATATCAGCTGTAGCATCTTCACCTAATTCGATTAACGCTTCAGCTACGTGTACATCCTGCAATTCTTCTTTGCTCACACGTTCAACAATGCGTTGTGCCCAACCTTGACCAGCATCACCGCCCCAAAGCTGCCACGCTATGCGACCTGCCGTAGGAAATCCTTCTTCGCCTTGATTCCACCCACTTGCTTGCTTATCTACTTCGTGTCTTGAAAAGTAGCTGTACATTCTTTTGACAGTATCAAGTGATAAATTACGCTTGTTGCTAATATCACGGGCACGCGCTACACCTACTTCAGTTCCACCGCGCCCATATTCTTCGCGCCATTTTAAACCTAACTCAGCTTCAGCAGCCATTTCATCCGTTGGCTGGTAGCTTTCTTCAGCAGCATCTACTTTTTTTTTTAACTCAACACTTGATTGAATCACTTCGGTAGGTTGCAATGTACCGGGCATAACATCGGCAAAGATTGCATCGATAGTAGCAGGTGGCAAAGTTGGGAATGCAGCCTGCACGATTGCCTTTGCGCTGGTAACAGGCACAGCACCTGCAGCACTTTGCATAACTATATCCACAAGTGAACTAATCTGCGCACCATTCAAAGCAGTAGCAGCTACATCGGCAGTAGTTCCACCTGTTGTATCGGTAACAACTTCTGCCTGCTCAACAGCAAGTGGTGTGTTAGGCACAATCTCAAAAGTTACACCCGGAAGTTGATTGCCCAACAATTCTTCAATGCTATGATTGATCATGGACTGATATGGCTCGACTACCTGCTTGTTGAATATCTCAAGCCCTGTTGCCATTTCATCTTTGTTGCTGCCGAATCCTGTGTTCTCGCGAATACCGAATAGCAATGGCGTGGTTACACGATGCGCTGTGATAATCTTTTGCTGTGCAGTATCATTCATCAACTGATATTGCTTGTCGGCATCATTAACCGGGAATGGTGTAACTTCAGTCTTAGGTTGGTCACGTTCGTTAAAGAACATAACTACCTTACCAGCGTTACGCGCACCACTCATTTTGTTTTCCCAATCCAACATCATTTGCTGCTTCTGTTCAGGTGTTGCCTGCCCATTGTAGAAGTTAATGATAGTCGAAGGGAAAAGACCGTTTGAGATTTGGTTAATATGGAAGATTGAAATCTGCTTATCTAATTCGATGTAATTAATCGCACTCCAATAGTCAGGGCGTGGATATGAATCACTACCTGTATACGTGAAGCACCAATAGATTTGACGTGGTTCTTGTTCGCGTGTAAGATAGTTGTATTTAGGAATGAACTCAGGAGTGTTTTTCTTCTTGCGAATGTTTGACCAATCGTAGCTGTGAAAGATTCCTATCTCGCTTTCGTCATCTTGATTCACCGCGATTCGGCATTCTTCAAATGGTATGGCATTTAGCTTCGATATCACCGTGCGATCATTGCTCCAAATGACTTCGATGAAGAAACCACCAAACAACTTCAAATCCTTTGCACATGCATAAGTCAAAGTGTCTATGTTCAGCGCATCTAATTCAGCTTGATATTGCTCCGACTGAATTCCCTTTCCTGCTATCATGTCACCAATAGCCACAACGAGTGAACCATGCACTGGTGATTCGTGCGATAAGTCACGTAGATACTGCGGAAAGTCGTTTTGATCTCCGTAGTTAACCCATCCCTTCCTGTCTACTTTTTCTGCATCGCTCTTAGCTACGTATTCGCTAAGCTTCAGCGAAACTATATTTGATTCGTTATGGTTCATAGATTATATCATTTGGTATTGTGATAGAAGGCACATCAAAGAACTGCGTGTTATCCGTTAGGACAACATAACCGCGTTTCAATAAACCTACTACACTTGCGTTTGTTGGATCAATATTTACAGCTGAATTTTGACCATATACGTCATAACGATAGCGACCCGCCAGCGTTAGTGAATTAGTTGTTACAGTCAATTGAGTTATCCGCACATTCTCATTCACGATTTGCGCTACCTGTGCAAGCTTATCTCCCGTTGTGCTATTTTCTTCGTGTGTTAGAATCAACAGGTAGTGCGTAAATGGTGTGGCAAAATACTGCCTTGTT